GCTCGGAGTTGGTCAACCGCGACGGCTCGGTGGCGATGACCGGGCCGCTCTCGCTGCCGGGCGCACCGACCGCTCCCCAGCAGGCTGCTACCAAGGCGTACGTCGACTCGCAGGTGATCCCGATCGGCACGATTTGGGAGTACGCCGGGACGGCGGCACCTGCCGGGTGGGCGTTCTGCGACGGCAGTAGCAAGTCGACCACCGACCCGATCTACGCGGCGCTGTTCGCAGTGATCGGCTACACCTGCGGCGGGGCCGGTACCAGCTTCCTTCTTCCTGACCGCAAGGGGCGCGTCGGTGTCGGCCGTTCGGCAGGTGACGCCCTGTTCGGCACGCTCGGGGCGAAGGGTGGTTCGCGCGATCTGATCGTGGTCAGCCACAACCACACCGGCAGCGTCAACCTCAGCTCGGGGGGCAACAACGTTGATCACGTCCACTCGCTGGCCGGTCACCAGCACTACGTCGAGCACCAGCACGACCTGCAGAACCACGTTCACGGTTCGGGCGTGCGCAGCGGCTACGACATTTCTGGCGCTGATCGCGGTGGTGGCACGACGAACGCGATTTACACCAGTAACCCTCCGGGGAACGGGCAGCCGCTGGGCTTCATCGTTCGTCCGACCGCCGTGCAAACCGGCGTCGTCCCCGGCCCTGGCGAGAACAACACGGGCGGTCCCAGCCCCAACAACACCGGCTACATGACGGCTCGCAGCTACTCGGACGGGCCCAACACCCCCAACTCGGGTGGTGCCAGCGTCGGGCACGTCCACAACGTCAGCGGCGGGATCACGGTCGATGCCCAGGGAGCG